TAGCCATAAACACTGGTCTAGTTGCACCAGTCACCAATTCATTTTGATCTTGAATACTGTCACTGTACATATGAGTAGATCCAGTGACTAATTTGTAAGTATTACCAGACTTCTGAATTCTCTGTGGTGTACCTTGAATGACAAACTGAACAGACTCAGAATTGTATTGACCTCTCCTGTAACTAGGTCCATAGATCGCTTCGATCTTCAAGGAGGTGTCTTCGATTTCTCTACCAATATTAACACCACCACCAGCGGCGGTGATGCCCTTAGGGTACATCTGTTTCAAATCTTCACCAAACTTCTTGACCTCTGGGTGGGTCTTGAATGCAGAGAGACCACCCCATTGCTGGAAGTGCTTCACGTCTGTGCCGTCTTTCAAGGATGCAAATCCCGTATACTCAAGACACCCATCCTTACAGGTGACAAATACAATATCAGCTTTAGGATCCTTCTTTGCATCAGGAGCACCCATGGCACCGATAACATTGCGGATGGTCACACCAGCAATCTCAAAGTCTAAGCAAACATCCTCACCACTCTTCATCAATTTCTCACGTTCTCTAGTAATCAGATCGTTGAAGTCATTCAACCAGTACAGTTCAATCTGTTTACCAGGAGGAAGGAGTTTAAATCCACAACGCTCAGCAAAGAATCCAAGGTGTCCCCATCTTAACTGACCAAGATCAAGACTGGTACTCCCACCGCCAAAGTCAGGAGACTTAAATAGAGCACCAAAAGGGATATATGTCGTTTCATCATAAAGAATACACTTTAACTTTCTGGTGTCCAAGTTCTTCAGGGGAAGACGATGCATTACAGCATCTGCAAAATCGTTAGCGGAGCTATAGTTTTGACAGAAAAACTCTCTGTTATCTTTTACCTCCCTACCCTTCTCCATTTTCTTAGTTTCATAAACGATACCAGTCAACTGAATACCTTCAGTCAATTTAATGGTGCCGTCCCAATCCTTAGTTGCTTTCTCCAGCACAAAACGACGGTTATTAATAACCATTTGCCAAAACGTTTTCAAGTTAGGGCGCAGTCTCTTTTCAAACTGAGACCAGTTAAGTGCTACCATACAAAAATCCTCCCCAGGTATTTAGAAACGTTTCCAAAACCGTGGGGAGAGTAGTCCTGCTTCACTGCCAATCTTGTGTTTCTTCAAGGTTAGCACGATGTCACCAGCAAGAGAGATGCGAGTGTGCAGTCTGTCAACTGGCACAGTGTAGTGCTCCAGTGAACCAGGGAATAGTAGTAGTTGTTCTGCCTTAGGTTCGATCACATAGTCTCGTGTGTTCAACCCGTTCTGCTGCCCAGTGAAAGAGAACGCTGCACCGAACCATTGGTTTGGATTCTCAGTGTGAAAAACAATTGGATCTCCTGCTGGTTGCACATAGTATACAAAACTGATGTGGGCACAGGAGTGATAGTGCATTGGAAATGACTGTCCAGGTTCACAGATAGTGAACCAACTCTTAGTTACATTGACCTCAAAGACATCGGTGTCAACATCAAAACTCTGGAGGTATTCCCTCGTCTTCCTACCTATTGCTTTGAAGAAATCATGCAGTCTCTTGTCCTGATGTACAAGAACTTTGCCTGCAAGTTCACCTGTTATCTTTCCATCCTCAGTTGTGAACTTGTGGTTGTCATATGACCTATAGATAGCAGGCAAAAACCCTGGCAGGTCTGTTTCATAGACCGCCAGGGGAGCAAAGGTATGGAAGTTATACACCATACTTATCGAACAACTTACGAATGTTTTGAGTGATACCCATACCACCAGTATATTTTTCTAACAGTTCTCCATTCTCATCAACAATAATCAGAACAGGAGTAGCAGTCACACTATACTTCTTTGCAATGTCCAGATTCTCTTGAGGGATAGGAACATCGCTGAAGTCTTCCAGATAAACTTCTTCAATGACACTGGTGCGCTCATCTTTGAGGGCATTCAGGTATCTCTTGACTAGACCACAAGGACCACAACTGTCCTTGGTAAACATAATAAACTTACTCATCGATCATCCTCAGCACGGTTCTCGGAGTAGTAGATATCAAACTGACCACCAGGATAACGCTTCTCCAGTTTCCTGACATTAGTCTCGATCACTTCCTCAAAGGAAACGCCGAGTGCTTGGGTTGCTTGTGCTACGTACCAGAGAAGATCACCCAACTCAATAATGAGATGCTCTCGATTATCGTCGTTCCAAGGCTTACCTTGGAAAACCATCTTCTTAATGATCTCAAGGAACTCACCACCTTCAGCATTAATCCCAACGCCAGCAGTAAGGAGACGCTCAATATTGGCACCCTTTCCATCAAGTTCAACAAGACGGTCAGCAAGAGCAACAAAGTCTTTAGAAGCATCAGATGTTACGGCATCGACGAAGTGTTCGTAGCGAGAAAAATCAATAGTCATACTAAGAAAATAATTGGAGTGTTTCGGGGAACCAAAGGTAGTCTAACTCAGACTGGGCGAGTGTGTCAAATGCTTGCTCAGGGGTTTCAACGAGAGGGTTGCCAGCAAGATTGAAGCTCGTGTTTAATAGTATACCATGCCCTGTCCGTTTTTTAAACTGCTGCAGAATCTCGTAGAGATGTCCGTCTACTACGGTCTGTACCCTGCAGGTGCCATCAACGTGAGTTACACCAGGGATGATGTCGGTTGTCACTTTGTAACACTGGGTCATAAAGCGACTTGCTTGTTTGATGTTGAAGTATAGGTGTGCGTCTTCTTCTAAGACACATGCTGCGAATGGTCTATACCATTCTCTTTTTTTAATTCTGTTTACTATTTCTCTGGCATTTGGGACCAGCGGATTAAAGAGGATGGAGCGGTTGCCCAGTGCTCGCTGTCCAGCTTCAGAGTATCCATCATATACTGCGACACTCTTTTGTCTTTCAAGGAGTTTAGCAACTTCTGACGCTGTTGCGACAAGTCCTCTGAATTGTGATACGTCATACTTCCAGCCGTGAAATGCAGTTGTAGTTAAAGGTCTAGGTTGATTGTCTTTGGTGTTGATTCTCCAGTGGTACATTGCAGTGCCAACAGAGATGCCAACATCAGTTGCCATGGGTTCAAAATAGAATTCTACATCGGGGAAAGTTTCTACTAACAATGTATTAGTTATAATATTCATTGCGTAACCACCCGTAAAACATAACTTTTTAATACCAGTTTTGTCCAATGCCTTACGAACCAGACGAATAATCACGTTTTGTGTATCCTTCTGAACCGCTTTTGCATAGTCAGCGTAGGGTTGATAGTTATGTTTCGTAATCTCATCAGTGACATCAACTCCCTTCTTGCCGAAGATCTCTTGAGCAATGTCAATGAAGTTGTCAGGACCATATCCATAGAAAAATAGGTTGACATCCCTACAGTGGAACATCATATCATCAACGAAGAGATCGTCTTTGATGTGAGTTTGATTGGTGTCCTGACCATAGGCAGAAAGACCCATGACTTTACCTGCCTGCAAGGCAGTCTCACCCATCATAACAGCACCAGCACTGTAGAGATAACCCAGACCCATCATGCTCTGCCTGTGGACCTCAGCAGTGGGATGGAGTTTCTGCAGACGGTCTGTCTCTGTGGGCAAATCCATCTGTTCTGGGAACAGTTTGATGAAGTTCTTGTAGATCTCTGTGAACCTTGTGCCCTCTGCAACGTAGATAGATTCTGCTTCAAAGGAGAGTTTGTCCAGAGACCCACTGCCATCCACCACAAGCACCAGAGACTTGTCAAACCCGCTGTTGTAGTACGCTCCAGCAGCGTGTGCGAGGTGATGACGCTTGTCCTTGATGACCTTCGGTATGCTGCCATGCTTTTTCTTGTACGCCTTCAAGAACATGTCAAGGTACTTCAGACCACCATCATACATGAACGTCCTATCACCAAAATAACATAGGACAATGAGATCCACAGGATCCTTCACGCGAAGAAGGTTCTTGTAGATCTCAAAGTGATGGAGGTCGTGCTTCTCTCCGCTAAATCTTTCTTCTAGAAAGTAGTTCTTTACCTCTCCGTCGTAGATACAAGCAGAGCAATCATGATTGCCATATTGAATTGCTAGCACCCTCATACTTTTAACCCAGCAAACTTCTCAAACATATCCTTAGGACTTTCGGCAATGAAGTCTTGACCAGAATCTGCAAGGTTTTCCTGGGCAGACTGCTCAACATCATACAGTCTCATTTTAGCACGATCAATGCCAACCACAAAACGCTTGTTTACTGTCGGATCATTGTATCTGTTCTTCAACTGCTTCACCATGATCTGTCCCACCTGTTCAAGGTCTTCAGTTGAAATAAGGGCAAACATAAGATCAGCAGTAGCAGGGAGACCAAAGGACTCAGAAGTGTCAGTAATGTCAACATCACTGCTACCATAACCAGAACGAGTGGTCTGGGTGGCAGATACGATAGGGACCTGGGCTTCGACAGCCAATCCTCTAAGTTCTTCTGCAATTGACTTAACAAGAGTATAGGAATTAATATTGGCAGCCCCTTTGTAACGCGAAGAGGAGCAAATATTGAGATAGTCCACAAATATAACGTCAGGTGTAAAAGACTTCTTAAGTGCGAGATCGTTAAGAAGTGCTCTAAAGTGTCCAACATTTGCAGATGCCGTGGGGTATTCTTTAATTATAAGTTTACCCGTAGTACGCTGTGCCAGTTTGTGAACTTTAGATTCAAACATCATCTTGGGCAGGTTGGCAAGATCCTGAATAGGAACGTTCAAGAGATTGGCGTCGATGCGTTCAGCAATCTTCTCTTCAGCCATCTCCATCGTGATGTACAGGACGTTCTTGCCTTGTAGCAAGCAAGCAGCGGCAACGTGACACATAAAGAGAGACTTACCAACACCAGTGCCTGCAAGAGCAATGTTGAGAGACTTATTACAAAGTCCACCCTTTGTAATCTTGTTGAAGAGTTCCAGGTCGAAAGGAATTTTGTCCTCAACTCTGTGGTAGGAATCGTAGCGTTCCTCGTAGTCTTCGATGTAATCATGTCCAATATGATTATCGAACGATACAGCAAGTGCTTCGGATAAGATACCAGGGATAGCACCAGTTGACTTGGCACTATCCTTACCGTCAGCAATCTTGATACTCTCCATGAGAGCAAGATATATAGCACGTTCCTTACACCACTTCTCAGTGGTTGTTAACATCCAGTCAAAGTCGGACTGCTCATCCTCAATAGTCTCGATGAACTGCAGCATGGACTTATGCTGTTCATCAGAGATCGTATCAAGATTACCTACCTCAATCTCCAATGCTTCTTTTGTGGGAGATGCATTGTAGATTTTGTAGTATTCATCGATTACCTTGAAGGTTTGCTTCTCTGTAAACTCAGCAAAGTATTCTGGTTTAATGAAAGGCAAAGCCTTCCGAACAAACTCCTCATTGAGGATGAGGTTCTTCAGTACCAGATGCTCCACTTTGCTCATTCTTTTCCCTCAAGCTGAAATTAAACATTAATGTAATTCTCTTATCCTTGGATCTGTTCGCGGGGGAACTATGTTCAAGATAAGATGGGTAGATGACTACATCTCCAGCGTTAACGTAGAGACCAGCACCTGTTGTCCACTCTTTCAAACCAGGATCAAGTGCTCTGACAATAGACCTGAGTGGATGGTGGTATATATCAGAGTTATTGTTGTCAATGGTTACATAATGGACTGCTGTGTACTGACTTGGAAGAGTGTCTGTTCGGTCAAAGGATTCTCCTGGTAGCAGGACACGAATGGTGGTGCCTGTAATGTATGCTATATGAGTATCATAGCATCCCTGGTCCCTCATGAACTGCTCGATGATGTCAGTATAAGGAATGATAATGTCTTGCAGCGGTTGGAACCAATAGTCAAATGGTGAGGGCATCTCAAACCTGTATTGGTCAAACCTCTGCTGGCAGAAATCAACAAAGTAATCATTGTTCTCTACGTGATACTTGTAGAGAGGGATTGGAAATAATTCTGTTCTCATACTTTATCAGTTCCATACTTATACTCCTGACCAGCAGCCCAGTCAAGTTGCTCCATCACTTCGGGGGTGAAATATTTTTCGGGATCAGCATATACAGCAGAAGGATAAACGGAAGATTCCCCAACAACGACACGATTCCCCTTACGGGTGAATACTCCGTACTTCTCACCCAACTCCAGTAATCCATAATACTTATCAAGTCCCCTTGCGTCATAGAACAACCTCGTTTCTACTTGAGAATTTTCTTTTGTCAG